TTCGCGTTTAAGATCATTTAACCGATTTGAAGCGTACTTATTAAACCTAGTGCGTATATCCATGAGAATGGAATGCTTACCCGGCTCATCGTTTTTCAACGCGCCAATGGCTTGTTGAGAGTAAGAAAAAGCCGAATGAACACTAGCGATAAACCGTTCGGCTTTCACTGGCGGTTTACTTAGGTCCGATTCCCTAACCCATTGATTATCTACCGCAACATAGATAACTTCGGGATTAGTCTCATGAAAACGAAGCATATAGCCATCGCGTAATTCGGCTTTAACTTCGTCGGAAAAAGGATCTTCCGACGATCCTAAGCCGGGAATAAGCCGCATCAAGCCGCGTGTTACCTTATCGGATACACCGGCGACTTTGGCTTGTTGATACGCACCATCGCGGACCGATACAATGTTAAGAGTAATGTTAACCGTATCGGATAACGCTTCGTTTACTGCGTTTACTGCGACTTCAGTCTTTATGGACTTAGCCATGTGATACTCCAAAAAAACCCCGTTTTACCCCGGTACGGGGTGAACCGTATCGGCTCAACCTTGAACCGATGGTTTCTTATACGATATCGCTAGGGAATTGTCTAGAGTTTCAGGGTATGATGAAACGCTAAACAGTCACGCGCACACCACGCGCGCCCACGGACACATAACTGGTATCAAAGGGGCCGAAGCCCCAGGGTTAAAGTATCTCCATAATCCGTTGTTTGTACCGCTTTTGCTCTTGCCTGATTACCCACATTTTTCTCTGAGTAAGCATGCGAATCTCCAATATTCTTGAAGCTTCTGGTCTATGTCTCATAGATGCTACTTCGTGTGGTGTAAGACTCATTGCATACCGGACTATGTCTAGTTCAGGGAATAGTTCTAGCTGTTGCATGATGCTCTCCTAAAAAAGGGGCCAAAGCCCCAGGGTTAAATATTTAATAAAGACAAATATTTACGTTTGTTAAATTTCTTGAAAATTAGTTTAAGTAATTCATACAAATCCCTGTCATTTTTTAGAATCTCTAAATAAAGATCGCGTTCAATCTGTCGCTGTTTGCGTTCTTGTTCACGCCTTAAAAAATATTCGCGTTTTTGAAATCTCTCGCGAATCGGTTTAAGTAATTCGTATAAATCCTTATCGTTTTCTCGGATTTGAAACCACTGTTTTGTTGATAGATTACCAACCACTTGTTCCAATTCCTCAGCACTGAAAGGGAATAGTTCTAGCTGTTGCATGATGCTCTCCTAAAAAAGGGGCCAAAGCCCCATTGATTACCTTAAACCGTGTTTCTCTAAAAGTCCTGGATAGTACTGATCAATATAATCCCAGGTCGTTGCGTGCCACCACCATGTAGTATCTTTAGGGTCAGATACTTGCAGTTCAGTACAGACTTCGTACTGGTGATGCGCATCTAATATTGCTTCGTCACGAGCCTTTATTAGGCGTTGCTCGTTTTCTCTAGAGTAAGTATCCCTAATGTTAAGAGGAAACAATTCCAATTGGTCAAAAGGAATCCCCGATAGTTTGGCTCTAAGTATGTCGCCAAGAGAAAGATCGTAAGACATGATGCTCTCCAATGGATACCGGAAAATACCGGCGTGATATTCTTATACGATATCCTAGGGCATAAGTAAAGGGTTTCAGGGTGACCCTACCATACCCCGACCCCCCAGATCCAGCAGATGGGACCCGCGCCCCCTATACACCTTGATCCACACAAATCACCCAGCAAATTTCGTTTCAAAAAACCGGCAATAAGTACTTTGCCAAACGTATTTTTCATCTTCAAACCCGCGCGGTTAAGCCAAACTCCCCACTCCCCCAATTGCAATAGTTTCAGGGGTACCCCCCTCGCTAATATAGAAACACCCCCCTTGCCTTTTTTGGTTCCATGGTGTATTTTCGGGACCCATGTCTACATACATATTAGGCGTTGAAGAAAACATCCCCCTGCCTCGCAACGCGACTGAGGCACTACCTCCTATGTCTCTAAAAGAAGAACTGGAAGTTAGAGCACGCACGATCAAGCTCATCGCAGATCTTCAAGGCAAGACAATTCAACCAGATGAGCAAGATAAGAAGGACGCTCGTGAGTTGGCTGAGAAGATGCTCAAAGATCCTGTAGCAAACATAGACTTTGCAAATTACAGGAACGAGACCCTTGCGTACTTAGCTGGAATGGTGGCTCAGTACGATCAAATGCTTGTCAAGGATCTAGCTGACTACAAGCTGTACGTGGTCAACAAGCTAGTAGAACAAAGTGCAAACCCAGACCCCAAACATTCTTTCCCAGCTATCAAGGCATTGGGCGAGGTTGATGGGGTAGATGCGTTTAAGAAAAGGTCTGAAGTTACGGTGCAGGTCAAACCACTTGATCAAGTGGAGAAAGATCTGTTGGCTAAGCTGGAAAAACTTGAGCGATTGACCAATTTAAGCCCTGCTCAAGACATTGTGGATGTCGAAACTACTAATGTTGACCCCCAAGAAGATACAACAACTTAAAATACTGCTTCCCTGGATGACTCCCGAAGAAAAGCGGGAGACTTTAGCTGATTTAGAGGTTTGGGAACGCAACCAAGTCCAGAATCTAGGCCAAAATAACATTTTAGCCTTTGCAGATTACGTCTATCCTGGCTATAAAGTTGGCCCACACCACAGAAAACTAGCCAAAATCTTTGAAGACATAGCTGCTGGCAAGAAAAAACGTGTTGTTGTCAACATTGCCCCCCGCCACGGTAAGTCAGAACTTATTTCCTACCTCGCACCAGCGTGGTTTCTAGGTAAATACCCGCATAAAAAAGTCATCATGGCCTCACACACTGCCGATTTAGCGGTTAACTTTGGTAGGAGGGTGCGAAATCTTGTCAATATGGACTCATATAGGGATATTTTTCCGCAAATTGAGCTTCAGCAAGACTCTAAATCAGCGTCTCGGTGGGGTACGAACTTCAATGGAGAGTACTTCGCAATTGGTGTTGGTGGTGCTCTTGCTGGTAGGGGTGCTGATTTGTTCATTATTGACGACCCGCACTCTGAACAAGAGGCTAGACAAGGAAGACCTGACGTTTTTCTTCCTGCTTGGGAGTGGTTTCAGTCTGGTCCTCTTCAGCGTCTTATGCCTGGGGGTGCTATCGTTGTTGTCATGACTCGGTGGAGTAAATTAGATTTAACTGGTCAGATTATTAATCACATGACACAGAATGACGACGCTGATCAGTGGGAAGTTGTTGAATTTCCAGCGATTTTAGAATCTGGCAAACCATTATGGCCTGATTTTTGGTCGATAGAAGAATTAGAATCAAAACGTATTGGCATGGACCCAAGATACTGGCAAGCTCAGTATATGCAAGACCCTACTGCTGAAGAAGGTGCGTTAATAAAAAGAGAATGGTGGCAAATATGGGAAAAAGAAGACCCGCCACATTGCGAATATATCATCATGTCGCTTGACGCGGCACAAGAAACTAACAACCGTGCAGACTATAATGCCTTGACTACATGGGGTGTATTTTTCAATGAAGAAACTAATAACTACAACATTATCTTGCTTAACTCAATTAAGAAGAGGTTGGAGTTCCCTGAACTTAAAACGCTGGTTTGCGAAGAATATAAAGAATGGGAGCCTGACTCGTTCATCGTCGAGAAAAAATCGAACGGTGCTGCCCTTTATCAGGAGTTACGCCGCATGGGAGTCCCCGTGGGAGAGTTCACGCCGAGCAAGGGACAAGACAAAATCGCCCGAGTAAATGCAGTGTCAGATCTGTTTTCCTCCGGTATAGTGTGGGCGCCAGATAAGCGCTGGGCCAAGGAGGTCATTGAGGAGTGTAATGACTTTCCAAGTGGGACAAATGATGACTTAGTTGACTCGACGACGCAGGCGCTACTGCGGTTTAGACAAGGAGGGTTTATCCGCTTACCATCAGATGAACCCGAAGAAGATTTTTATCGGCGGCGTAATCAGTTCGCCTACTACTAAGGACAATCATGGCTATTGACAAAGCACTTAACCCGGCACCTCTTGGTCTCTCAGAAGACACTATAGATATGGAGCCTGCCATTGAGATAGAGATTGAAGATCCCGAGGCAGTAAAGATTGGTATTGGCGGGTTAGAGGTAATTTTAGAGCCTGGCAAAGAAGAGGATGATGACTTCAATACCAACCTAGCCGAGGAGATGGATGAGTCAGAGCTACTTACCATAGCCGAAGAACTTTGCGAAGCCTATGAGGACG